CATGGTTTTGCAACCATGGGGGAGGCCCCTAGTGATTAGCTATCACTTGGGGCACTGGCCTATAAACGGGCCGTTTCGTTGTCTTAATTAAAGGATAACGAGTTCGATCACTCTGGTTACCTTCCATTGTGGTTAGTTCGCGAGTCATTCGGAGTATGAACATGACTGCAGGAGAAAACATCTTCGTTCAAAAAAGATCTAATGTAAGCGGATCATCCAAATTCCCTTCGTGGACTTTTGATGTGTTAAACAGGACCACAAAGGTCAAGAATAACACCGCAACTGTCATATCACAGAGAGAGTATGGACATACGTTTGCACCAGATATTGTCCGAAGATATAAAATCCTGTCTGATGGTTCTTACTTCCTTTCCCCTAAGGGTTACTCGCGATTTCTCTATCAGGTGCTGCGACCCTCAGCGTCGAGCTGGAATTGTTCAAATTCGGCGTTATTCGTCGAAAGTGGAATTCCCAGCCCTCTTGAAGCATCGACTCAGTTCGATAATTCACCTGATAGACCCAGCGCCATCCCGGCAACGATCAATTCATTGATCTCTGCCGGACCCGATTGGAATCGGCTAAAGAATGAAGCCATTACCAAGTGCCTAGGCAACCTTTCTGGTTCCAAAGCACAACTCGGGGAGACGCTTGCTACGATGAGCCAAAACGCCGATTTGTTTGCTAATTTGTCGGACCAAGCTTTGAGAGTACTCAAAGCTTACCGTCAAATGCGCAAACTTACCCGAATCAGCGACTTTGCCAAAATGAATGTTAGGAAACTTATGTATCATGTCCGTAAGGGCAATGTGCGTAAATTCCTTGCAAACCAATGGCTACAGTTCTGGTTCGGTTTGAAGCCACTTATTAGTGACGTCAAGGGCGTTTTCGATGTACTGGCACAACTCTCCCGGACCCCTTCTATTTGTAAGGGTTTCGGTAGAAGTTTGCAAACTACAAACGGGGAGCTAAGTTCTCATCCGATTGTCGGTTCTTACCCCTGGCCGGGGTACGTACATCGTTACGAGCAGTATGCCACCGTTCAATGCGGTGTTTATGCTGAATATGACAGCCTTTCTCGGGAATTTAACCGATTAGGATTGCTCAATCCTCCTGCTTTAGCTTGGGAACTAATACCCTTTAGCTTTGTAGTTGATTGGTTCATTCCTGTTGGGAAAACCCTTGAGGCTTTGTCTGCTCGTGTAGGTTTATCGTTCATCGGGGGCTTTATAACGCAGCGGGTGAAACGTATTGTCTCATCCGAAGTTCACCCTGCTTACCAGCGAGGTGAATCAGCGTTGCATGTCATCACTCATAAAATGGTGAACATACAACGTTCTACGTTAGGTGATTTCCCTATACCGGGATTTTACACTAAGCCCTTCTTCACAGGTGCCAGCCGTTTCGCAACGATGGCAGCACTGATTAACAACATCGTTGACTCTGTAAAGAGAAAACGCGCTAATTAATAATTCCGTTAATTAGTGAATCACTGCAAAATAAGGATACACCTATGGGTGCTCTTACTTCCGTGGTCCTCACAGACCGCGCTGCTACTCCTGTTAACCACACCTTCACGCCTCGTGGGCATGAAGACAAGGACGGGGGTCGCTTTGTTAAGGCAGGCGCATCACCGATTGGGGATTATATCCTCACGGTTGTGCCTACTACCAGCTCCGCTGGTCGTAAGAAAGTCAATTACAAACTTTCGGTACCTGTTCTGCAACAGCAGACAGTTAACGGAATTACTTCGTACGTCGTAGTCCGTACTGCGCGTGCGAACGTCAGCTTTGACTTTGCTGCCGATAGCACTTCACAGGAACGCAAGGACCTGTGTGGCATGATCAGCTCCGGTCTTGCCTCGACTCAGACCTTCCTTATGGGTACCGTCGTCGACGGTGAAGCCATTTGGTAGGCTCTGATCGAGTTGGGACACTGATTGCCGTTTTTGGTGGTTTCATCGCCATCGCAACGGTTGTCATCGTAGTCAATGCGCTTGACGGCGCCTGTATACGAATCGGAGTGAATCGTGACCGATCCTCAACAATGGAAACGACCGGACGCCAAGCGGCGCCGTTTCGTCCCCAAAACACCTCGCCTGGACCGTACTATCGAGACGGCGTCTACTCGGTTTAAAGTAAAGAGGAAGCCATCGGCTGACTTTTTACTTCGAGATGACGTATTACCGATAGTACGTGAGTGGATAGATAACCTACCCGCCTCACCAAAGAACGATTACTTACGTTCTTTAGTTTGGTCCAAGTTCGTGTCTTCGGATACGGATCCCGCTCCTCTTCGCGAGGAGCGGGCATTACAGAAATGGCTTAATGCTGAAGCTGTAAATGCTGAGACCAATGATCGATTAATCTCAACTCCCCCAGACGCAGTTCTGCTGCCGACGGTACGGTTTAGTCGATTTGTGGAGTGGGTTCGTAATTTTATCTCCTCAATAATAGGCGATACAGTCCCAGTTGATGTCCTTTACGGGTCATTTAGTGGGGGTGCGTCGACTAGCAGGAATAGACTTAACAGCCATCCGGCTAATAAGTTTGTTGGTGAAGCACATGGAACCCATGATGCCTTGAACATTTTCAATGATTCAATGGATCTCCGCCCTTTGTGGGGCGATCTAACCACTGACTCAACAGTCGGTGAAGACAGTGACTTTTATTGTACTGTCGTTGATTCTGCCGAGATGTTTTTTGTCCCGAAGAACGCACTAATTGATCGAGTTGCCTGTAAGGAACCCGACATTAATATGTATCTGCAGAAAGGTGTCGGTCGATATTTCTACTCGCGATTAAAGCGTGTAGGAATCGATCTACATAACCAGGGGATCAACAGATCCCTGGCTCAACATGGGAGCTATGACGGTTCTCTCGTAACTCTCGATTTATCGAGTGCTAGCGATAGCGTCACACGTAACCTTGTTGACATTCTGCTTCCGGACTGTTGGTACGATTACCTTAATTCCATACGGAGTAAGGCTATCAAACTACCAGACGGGACCATACATAAGTGCGAAATGTTCTCAACGATGGGTAATGGTTTTACGTTTGAGCTAGAAAGTTTACTCTTTTATGCTCTTAGTCGTGGAGTCTCCTATTTTACGAGAACAAAAGGTATCGTCTCTGTATATGGTGATGACATTATTTGTCCATCAGCCTGCGCGACGGAAGTTCAACATGTACTATTCTATTTTGGCTTCACGCCAAATTACGAAAAGTCATTTGTTGAAGGGCCGATTCGCGAAAGCTGTGGCGGTCATTACCACAATGGAGTCGATATTACGCCATTCTTCATCCGTAGCCCCATCGTTCGCTTAAGTGATTTGATCCACCTTCTAAATGAAATTAGGAGATGGGCTGCACGCGGCGAATCTTTATTCCTCGATGAGGAATGTTGGGATATATGGTCACTTTTGGTAACATTAGTGCCCAGTGAATTTCTTGGCGGCGACGTTGTGAGTTCTGGGAAGTTTCAGGTGATTTCACCGCATCGACCTAAGAGTCGATTGTATGAAGTTACCGTCGATTTACCAGTTCCTGAACTAGGAAGATATCTTAGTGATCAGGACTCACGGGCTACTATTCTCCATCCAATGGAGGACCAGAAGCCTCGTCGTTCCACCTCTTACTTCGAGATTCGAAGAGCGAGGTATTGGACTTGGCATTGTTGCGGTCTAAACTTCCTAGCGGAAGCCCAACAGTAGCTGATCTGGGTTAGTGACCCAGATGGGGAGGGGC